GTCCGTGAACACGATCGCCGCTACTCAGCGTGAGTTACTGGGGGTGACGACCGTGGCCGGCATGGGACCCCCACCGAAACCCGCGGGCGAGCGCATCCGCCGCAACGCCACCGTTGCTATGACTTCCCTGCCGGCCGAGGGCCGAAAAGGACCCCCGCCGGCCTGGCCACTGCTGCCGGACATCGTTTTGAAGACCAGATGCAGCCTCGCGGCCGACAAAGTCGAAGAACTACGCGACCTGATCAACGAAGCAGACGCCACCGGCAAACCGACCGGCCTGCTCGAGCGGCGCCTCGACAGCGCACTCGAGAAGCTCGCCATCCTGGAGGCTCAGGTCGCCCAGCAGCGTGAACTCGAGGACACCCTCTGGGTCGACTTGTGGGTCCTGCCGCAGGCCTGCGAATGGGAGCGGCTCGGCTGGCTGCGCGACGTCGCCCAGTACACCCGTCACAAGGTGATGGCGGAGCTCGGCGACATGGACTCCGCTCGTGAGGCCCGGCAGTGGTCCGACCGGCTCGGCCTCAGCCCGATGTCGATGCTGCGGCTGCGCTGGCAGATCGTCGCCGACGAGGTGAAAGAGAAGCGCGAGCAGAAGTCCTCGGGGGCCCGTGGCCGGATCCGGGCGGTCTGATGCCGTGGCGCGGACCCGATGAGGACAACGCGTGGCCGACCCTCGGCTACGACGTCGGCGAGTGGATCGAAGCGAACTGCGTCGTCCCCGACGGCTACCGCATGGGTGAGCAGTTCGTCCTCACCGACGAGATGTGGACGTTCCTCATCCACTACTACCGCCTGTACCCGCACGCCGCCGCCTGGCCGGCGCCGGACGCCCTGCGCTACACAGGCGGGCAGTTGCGGCGCGTCCAGAAGTGGGGCAAGGACCCGTTCGGCGCCGCCATCATCTGGGCTGAGGCGCTCGGACCGACCCGTTTCGACGGGTGGAACGCCGCCGGCGACCCGGTCGGCGCACCCTACCCGTCGCCGCTGATCGTGTGCCTCGGCACGTCCGAGGAGCAGACCGCGAACACCTACCGGCCGCTGCTGGCGATGGCCCGCCGCGGTCCGCTCATCGACACGCCCGGCATCGACGTCGGCGAGACCCGGGTCGTGCTGCCGTCCGGCGGGCAGATCGATCCGGTCACGACGTCGGCCCGGGCTCGGCTCGGCGCGCCGCTGACGTTCCTGACGATCACCGAATCGCACCTTTTCACCCTGCAGGGCGGGTTCCGGCGGGTCTGCGGCGCCGTCAAACGCAACGTCGCCGGCATGGACGGCCGGTGGCTTGAGCTCACCAACGGCTGGGACCCGACCGAGGGTTCCGAGGCGCAGGTCACCGGCGACTCCGGCGACGAGCGGGTTCTGGTCGACACGATCGAGCCGCGCCGGGTCGAGGACCTGGCCGACACGGAGGCCGTCTACGCCGAGCTGCTGCGGCAGTACGGCGACTCCTCGCGGGAGCGCGGCGGCTGGGTCAACGTCCGCGGCCGGATTCTGCACGAGGTCCAGTCGGCGCGGCACATGGAAGCCGACCGCCGACGGTTCTTCCTCAACGAGCTCGTCGTCGGCGAGTCGATGTTCATCGACGCGGTCCGCTGGGACCTCGCTGCCCACGACGACCAACTCCACGCGGGCGACGCGATCGCGCTCGGGTTCGACGGCGCCAAATACCACGACGCCACCGGACTGGTGGCGTCCCGACTGTCCGACGGCCGCCTCTTTCAGCTCCGCGTGTGGGAACGTCCCGCCGACGCAGCACCGACGTGGAAGGTGCCGTCCGCCGAGGTGGACCGCGTCGTCCGGGACACCTTCGCCGCATACAACGTCGTCTACATGTTTGCCGACCCGTGGCGGTGGCAGGACTACCTGGACCTGTGGGCGGCTGCGTTCCCGGACCGGATTGTTGAATTCCCCACGAACGTCGAGCAGCGCATGGACAAGGCCATCGAACGGTTCGTAACCGCGTTCGCGGCCGGCGAGATCACCCACGACGGCTCCGATGCGCTGTCGAAGCACGTCAAAAACGCCGTCCTCGTCAAGGGTGCACGCAAGAAGCCGCGGCCGGGCGAAGACGAGATGATTCAGGCGTACTACCTGAAGATGGCCAAACGCGGCGACGGGATGCTCATCGACCTCGCCGTCGCGGCAGTGCTCGCGCACACCGCTCGTGGGCAGGCCATCGAGGACGGCGCGCTGAATATGAAGCCGGCCGCTCCACCGCCGGTGGTCACCCTCGTCCCCAACGGCAACGCCGGCCGCGGTGAGAGCTTCCTCGACGTCGGTTTCTGAAACGTGGCCCCCGGACGTGCACGGACAACGGAGCCGAGCTACACCAACCCGGGGCCGCCGTGCTCTTGCGCCCAGGTCCGGACTTGAACCGGCCCTCCCCGCGCTCGAAGTCGGGGCGTGCTACCGAACCACTCCCGTCAGCGTACGCGCCTCGCCAGATGTGACGGGAGCTGATTCTGCGTGCCCGCCAAAGCCCCCGTCACCGAGATCGGCTACACCCAGGCCCCGACCTACAACTGGTGGAACAACCAGGACGAGACCACACCTGAGCTGGTGTGGCCGCAGTCCGTGTACGTCTACGACCAGATGCGCAGGCAGGACGCTCAGGTCGGGTCGGTGCTGCGTGCTGTCACGGAGACGCTGTTGCGGACCCCGTGGCGGATCGACCCTGCCGGCGCCCGGGCGCGGGTGACGAAGTTCGTTGCCGACGACCTCGGCCTGCCGATTGTCGGGAAGCCTACCGCTCAGCCGCCGCGCCTGAAGGACCGGTTCTCGTGGCCGTCGCACCTGCGCGAGGCCCTCCTCATGCTCCCGATGGGCCACGCTTTCTTCGAGCAGGTGTACCGGCCCACCGAAGACGGCTCGGCGATGCACCTGCGGAAGCTGGCGTACCGGCCAGCGAAGACCATCGAGCGGATCGATGTCGCCTCCGACGGTGGGCTTATCGCGATCAAGCAGTACTGGACCGCCACGAACAGCGAGCCGCAGCCGATCCCGGTGAGTCGGCTCGTTGCGTACGTCCACGCCAAAGAGGGCGGAAACTGGCTCGGAACGTCGATTCTGCGGAATTGCTACAAAAATTGGCTGCTGAAAGACCGTCTTTTGCGTGTTCAGGCGCAAACAATCGAACGCAACGGCATGGGGATCCCGCTCTACACGGCCGCGGAGACCGAGACGGATCTGTCGGCCGGTCTCGGGATGGCCACCTCGTGGCGTGCCGGTGAAGCCGCCGGCTCCGCTGTGCCGTTCGGGGCGAGCCTGAAGCTTGTCGGTGTCGAAGGGACCCTGCCCGATGCGCTGCCCGTCGTGGAGTATCACGACGCGCAGATCGCCCGCGCTGTCCTTGCGCACTTCCTCAACCTCGGCCAGCAGACCGGCAGCTGGGCGCTCGGCACGACCTTCGCCGACTTCTTCACGATGTCGCTGCAGACCCTGGCGGAGCAGATCCGGGACACGGCCACGCAGCACATCGTCGAGGACCTCGTCGACATCAACTTCGGTGAGCACGAGCCCGCGCCACGACTCGTGTTCGACGAGATCGGATCCCGGCAGGCCGCCACCGCTGCAGCGCTCAAGACCCTCGTCGACGCCGGCATCCTGCACCCCGATCAAGTCCTCGAGGAGTCGTCGCGGCAGCAGTACGGCCTCCCGCCGGCCGACCCGGCGACAGCCACACCACCGCCCAGCGCCGCTCCAGCAGCGGCTCCGGTCGAGCCGACCGCCATGGGAGACCTGTCCGTCGCCGCGAAGTACAACCCCGGCCAGCCACGCGACCCAGGCGGTGAAGACGGCGGCCGGTGGGTGAAGTCGCCGGGCGCCGGAGCAGCGAACGACGCCCTGAAGCTGGCCGGCCGGATCGCTCTGGACCCGGAGGAACGGCTCGTCTCGTCCAGCCGGTTCGCCGATTCCAACCACGATCGGGACCTGGTCTTCGCGGTGGTCCACGGGCCCGACGGCGGCGACGTCCGGATCGGGCTCGTCCACCCAGAGGACTCGGAACGGTGGAAAGCCGCGAACCTGGGCGGCACGGCCCTGCTGGAGTCGGATCAGCTGCGGAAGCTTCGCTCGGACCTCGCCGCGGCGAACACCAAGAGCAAGGTGTCGGCAAAGGCCGCGGACAAGGCTTGGGACTCCGGCGAGGCGCCGACCGACCCGGTGCTGCTCGGCGAGGCCGCAGTGGCCGAGGGTCGAGTGAAGACGTTCTACGCGGATCTCACCTGGGACTTTTACCTCACCGACGACGAGCCGATCTCGTGGAACCTGGAGATCCGGACAGTCGGCGACGAGCTGGGCGAGTCGGACGCGATCCGGGTGAACCCGAAGGCGGTCCGGGCACTGCTGAAGCACCTCGACGGCATCCAGGAGCAGGTCGACGCGGGCAATCCTCCGGTGCAGGCCGCCGCCGGCGTCGACACGCACCCGGGTGGTGAGCAGCTCAAGCAGTACTGGCTGCACGGCGAAGGTGCGGGCAAGTGGTCGACATGGACCGAGCTCTTCGGCCACCTGAAGAAGCACATGGACAACGAGATGGCCAAGCGGGTCGCGGCCGAGTGGTACCACGAGCGCTACGGGATCTGGCCGGGCTCGGACGCCAACCGGGTCAAGCACGGCAAGCCACCTCGGGGTAGCAAAGTCGGACCGGGCTGACCTGCAGGGCGGTGAGTCATGCGCCGGCTCGCAGCCCGCTACAACCCGTATCAGCTCCGCGACCCCGGCGGTGAAGGCGGCGGGCAGTGGACCAGCTCGCCGACTGGCGGCAGCCGATTCGACATGTCCGGCCTGACCGACGTCGTTGAGGTCGAGGGCACCTTCGGGGACCTGGCCATGGGCATCGACCCGGTCGGTGATGTCCGGTTCGCCTTCGAGGAGAACGCCGAGATCCGGGAGACCGACCTCGAGCCGGCCGAACTCACCGAACTTCGCGATGTCCTGGAACGCCTCGCCGAAACCCGGGACGACCTCGTCGGCGACGACGACCTCGACCCGACCGACGTCTACGACGACGACGTGTGGGGCCCTGACGGCAGTAACCGGGTCGAACTGCTCGGCAGCGGCATCGTTGTCGTGACCTTCGGCTACGGCGACGACGACCCGTGGCAGCTGCACCTTGACCCGCCCTACGAACCAGACCCGGACGACCCCGACGACGAAGGCGGCGACGACGTCCAGGCGCTCCTCGAGGCGATCGACGACATCCAGACCGCAGCCGGCCGACGCGACAACACTCCGGGGGAGACGATGACCGACACCGTCACTGCTGCATTCCAGCCCGAACACGCCCCTGCGGGAAGCCCCGCTGGCGGTCAGTTCACCTCACCCGGCAGCGGCTCGACGGGCAAGGGCTCGACGAAGCCGGTAACCAAGAAGACCCGGCCCGGCCGCCGCCGCCCGGCACAGCGGCGCGACGACGGCACCCTCGCCTACGACCCGACCTCCAACCGGGGCACCGGCTACGACAACCCGGACGGCGACCCGAGGGTCCACAAGCTCCAGGAAGCCCTGACCCGGCTCGGCCTCACCGACGGCGCCGGGAAGACGCTGAAGAAGGACGGGAAGCTCGGGCCGAAGACCACGGCGGCGGTGAAGAAGGCGCAGAAGGCCCTCGGCCTGGCGCAGGACGGCAAAGTCACGCCGGCGCTGCTCGACAAGCTCGCCTCGCTGAAGTCGCTGCCGGGCAAGGTGAAGGCCGCCGGGTCGGACCTTCGCGGGGTCGAGCTCGCCCGGCCCGGCGACTGGCAACTCGCCTCCGGCGACGTCACGTTCACCGACGAGATGCTCCGTGACGCTGCCGATTTCTTCGCGGCCTCCGGCGGCCAGGCCGTCCCGATCAAGCTCGGTCACACCGACAACCGGTTCAACGGCGACGGCGAGCCCGCGTTCGGCAGCGTCACCAACGTCCGCTACATCGTTGACGACCGCGGGCCGGTACTGCTCGGCGACATCGTCGACATGCCCGAGTGGCTCGGCGCCGCCGCCCCGAAACGGTGGCCGAACCGCAGCATCGAAGGCTGGCAGAACTTCTCCTACGACGGCCGCGAATACTCCCTGATTCTGTCCGGGCTGGCGTTCCTCGGCGTCACCCCGCCCGGCGTCCGGAACATCAAATCCCTCGCCGACCTCCAGACCGCGCTCGCCGCCTCGTCCGCGGTGCGGCTCGTCGCGTCCGCCCCGCTCGACGATCCGGCCGAGCCGCCACCGGACGACGAAGACCTCGAGGAAGAGGACGAGGAGACCGAGGACCTCGACGACGAAGACGACCCCGGCGACCCGCCGGACGACCCTCCAGCACCCACCCCGCCAAGCCAAACGCCCGCCCATCCGGCGGGCGTTTCGCATGTCGCCGCCCAGGCGGCAGCCCGCATCCACAACGCACCAGTGAGAGGAGCCGGCATGGACCCGGCAAAGATCCGAGAGGCGCTGGGTCTGACGTCCGACGCCTCCGACGACGAGGTGAGGACGGCGTTCGCGGCGAGCCTCACCTCGCCGCCCGACGTGACCGCCTC